GCTCAGTCGTCGGATTTGCCAGATGAGCCATTCCTTGAGGGACGTGGCCTTCTTCTTACCGTGAACTAATTTAGCCACTCCCACACCTTCGGAAACCAAGTGCGCTTAGGCACCTTCTTGGATTTTGCATCGTGCCACCCCTTCAGATACCAAATCTCCCGCTGCTTCATGAGGTGGTCGCCTATCGCCTCCTGCATCTTGCCCGCGACAAACCCGGCATGGTCATCGCCGCCAACGGCCGCCCATTTAAGGGTGTACGTGTAACCGTTAGTAAGAGGCACGGGTATGGATATTTTAACCTCTACTTGATTTTCGTTTCTGCTTACGGTCAACATAAGTTTTGATCTTCTCCTCTTTGAACCAGAAAACTTTCTCATCGTCACGCAGCAGGTTTACCACGTGGCCCTTCATGGGGCCGTGGCGGTTCTTGACGATGATGAATCGAATCACGCTGTCATCGTCCTCATCCGCGAGGACGTGAGCACAAAGGGTGCCAGAGTATTCAATATCGCCTGTCCCCTTGTAGCCGCCTAGCTCCGCTTGGCCGTACTGGGACCGTGCTTTCTCCGACACTAGCAGCAGCGTGTAGCCGATCTGAATCAGCCCCTTGAATCGGCGCAGCCAATCGTCCATGGACTCCTTCGACCACTTCGTCAACACGGGCAGTGTTTGAATGCTATCTATCACGAGGAGTCCGGGGTTTTTCTTTACCTGAGTGTGGGCGTCAATGTCTTCGATGGTTTCATGGTAGCGAAAAGAGGTCGTCGCTTTTCGGAATTTACTAATATTTCCACCAAAGATTTGTCTAAGGCGATCAATGAAATATGCTTCCCCTGTCCCGTCGATATCGTAATAGTCAACGGCGGTGCGAGCCGCGGCGTCGATAGCAATCTGCATAGCAAGCGTAGACTTTCCGAGTCCAGGCTCGCCGCCGATAACCCATATTCCAGACAGGCCATTTGTAGCATTGGTGATTTCAGGAAGTGATAGGAGATCAAGTCCATGCGGCGGCGAAGTGAATTTGTCCCCCACCCGCTCTGCCAAACTAACAACGTCTCGGTTGTGCTTGGGGGAAGATTCTGCCAAGGCACGCGCAAGAACTCCGGTATCAAGAACTCCGGTTGAGAGTTGCTCTCCTGCCGCGTTGATAAGACTCGCCAGAGCAGATTTTTCCCGTGCCGCTTGAACGATCGTAGCAATTTCTTCACCTGTTTGAAACTCCTTAAACGACCGCAAGAATGCTTCGGCCGAAGACTTGGGGAAGCCGTACAAGCTGTTGGCCGCGAGCATTATTGAAGCCGGCTTCAGCGGGGGTTTTGCCCCGCGCTTGATTAAATAAACTAGGGCGCCGTGGATTGCTTTTGCCTTTTTGCTGAGTTCGTCCGGTTGGACGATGGATGGAGGCTGCACGCCCTCGGCAATCGACCGCAACAGCGCCCGCTCTAAGTCGGGGGCCAGTGTGATTTTCATTTTTTCAAAAACTGCCGGCCTAGGGTTATGTGGATTGCATCACCCTCCGTTTTGTGCGACAGGTCTGCCGGCATAGCTCCCTCTTCTAATTCCAACAACCGCGCGTTGATCTTTTCAATTTCGGCTTGGTGTTTTCTTTTCTCGTGTATCAATATCTTGGCTTCCCGAACTCGCTCAGCACGATAATCTTGCTCAAGCTCGATGAGGGCCTCGGACCTGATGTTCACAAATTCTTTTCCCACTTACGTTCCTCCTGTTAGAAATTCCGTGCCCGCTGCTTTCCGCGGCCTAACACCCACTAGGGTGCCCAAGCGAAGATGCTCCATGGGTCTTTATTCAAGACCGTCAACACCCGCATCGCTATGAATGGAAGCCGCTCCACGCACCAACCAATTTCGCGCCGCCATACGGCAACGCTACTTATTGTGGCTCAGTTACTCACAAAACGTAGCAGCAAGGGAGTTAAGTCGGGCCGGCTACCGTTGTGCGCCGTTTCTCAAGGCACGGCCCGATGAGTTGTCTTCCCCGCACAGGGGAGCACGGAATGGGGTTTACCGAAATAGCTGCCGAATTATCTGCACTAAAAACCAAGCAGCTAGGCAGAAAGCAAACGTGCTTCCAACCCCGACTAACCAAACAATCACCACCAGAAACCAGATATCATCGGGGCGGCCTAGCATCTTCATTTTCCCTTTCGGTTATTTGTCTTCGATTACTTTGGTCACAGAGTAAGTGCCAACCCGTTTAAGCTCATAGATAGCCACTCTGTTACCCTGTTCGTCGTCCGGTATGTCATCCAGCGTTCGATAGGCAACTTCGAAAGTGGCGTCCCCGTCGCGGTCCTGCACAGCATACAGGGTGCTCGGGAAATTACTTTTTGCCATCCTGCAACCCTTTCCGCCTAGGCTCAACGAGCCACGGCTTGCAGCCCTTGAACCAAGCGCAGTCTCGGCAAAGCCACTCGGGGCATAGTGGAAGATCGTCACACTTCTTTTTCTTGATAGCGGCCCCGAGGTCCTTGGCCCTCTTGAGCAGCCACTTGACGATTTTCTTCCGCTCGTCGGCCTCGAACACCACCTTGTATAGGCGGAGTTGCGGCGTTGTTTTCCACTTCTCCCCGTCCATAATGGCATTCAGAAACAGCACCAACAGCTTCCCATGCTTTGCATTCATCAAGGCATTGTAACTGCCTAGCTGTTTCAGATAGCCTTCATACACTTCGGCTGGATTCTCACGGTCAGCCTTAATATATTTCGACCGCGAGGTTTTTATTTCCAGGGGGCCGTCAGTGAAACGTAGGTCGGGAGAAAACAAGATGCCGTGTTTCTGAAATTCGCCTGCGTCCGTGCGGCCGTCTGTTTTCTTGGGGCCGAGCAGGGCTTCGATGATATGATGGTGTCCATGGCCGGCTACAAAAAACAAAGCTTCCTTATCGGTCATGGGGAGGGGCTTTACCTTGCGCCAGAAAGTCTTGCGCATGTAGAGCAGGTCGCTAACGTGCCACCCCTTATCCGACCGGGGGCGTTTTTGCAGCCACGCCTTTATTTTCTTGAAGGCGTCAACTTCACCCTTCTTGTCCCGCTCGATTTTCATTGATTCCTTTCTTCTGCTTGCGGATAGCGGCCCGGCGCTTACACCGGGGCCGCTTGCTCCGCGCCCACTTCTTAGCTCTCACTGCGTCTCGCTATGGCGGCGTTCGCAAAGAACACAACCTCATCCAGCTTAGTGAGGGCCGTGCTCTGCTCTCGGGACGACGGCGTCACTTCGAGAAGGAAATATGCAAACTGCTTCGCCATGCTCCTAACGGCTTCATACTTGGCCGGCTGTTCCGGCGTCGGAGCATGATAGGAGAAACGGTTTTCAAGTTCCTTGTTCACTTAATCCCACCAGTCCTTTCCCTTGTCTTTCCCACCACGGCGACTCCCCTTGTCATCGTCATCTTTCTTGCTGCTGCGCCGGCTGCCCTTGTCATCGTCGCGGCTGCTTCGGCTGCTGCGTTTGTCGCTATCCCCGTCATCATCCCGATCGCGGCTGCTGCGACGACTGCCCCGGTCGCTGTCCCGATCATTGTCACGATCGTTATCGCGGTCGTCGCGATCGCGGCCCCTGCCGCCACCCCGGCTGTCCTCGCGGCTCTCGAAGACGGCAAACCCAATGCTCTCGTCACCGTATTCCTTGATGAAGTCATAAAGCTCGTCAAGGTATTTACCCTTGGCGTTGCCGCGGAACAATGGGGCGTTGCGGCCCTCGCCTTCCCACATGCCGATGTACGGCCCCTTCTCATACTTACCCTTGCCCACCTGTGCAGTCACCGCAATGTAATGCGTCGGGCGTGATCCGCCTCTTCCACGTGCCATATCGTTTTCTCCTTCTGGTGTTAATTGGTCGATTAGCCAGCCGTGTTTAAGCACGGCCTCTTCAACTTTACTCCAAGAACAAAATCTCGGGACCTCGCGCTGAATTATTGGCGCGGCCTCCATCACCCAACCTTTGTGGTTTGTGATTATGCCGGCAACAAAATTTCTCCCGGTTACTTGGAATAGGCCGGGGTGATGGTAATGTCCTTCAGTCGCAGTCTGGGATTGTTGGCGAGCTTCTCTATGCATTCCCATGCTTCCTCGGGATGATCCTTTTTGTATCGCCGCAAGATGTACCGGATATCGTTTAGTGTGTTCTTGTGAATTGCAAGTTGCTCGGCCTCCTTATTCTTTTTTTCTTCGCTGCTCATGGTTGCGTTCCCTTCTATCCATTCGTTGCCCGCTTTGCACCTCAAGCAGCGGGCCATGTTATTTAGCCTGTCCCCAATTTGAAACAATTTGTACGTCGCACTTCAGCTTCAGATCAAACTCAGGAACAAGCTTTTTGAGCGAGCGACAGTTTCGCATTGAATCCACCAGAATTTCTAAGTCGCGCTTGCCGTGCTTCGGATGCAGGTCCAAGTCGCATTCATCATGCACAGAATTAAAAACAGGAGAGGCCGGCAAGTCCCAAGGGTGTTCAAGCAAGGCAAGGTGCCACTCCTTATAGGAGAGCTTGTGCTCCTTCAGCATCGCCTCCTCATAATCTATCATGCCGGACCCGATAACGTCGAAGGCAAACGACTGAATGGGATAATTCACGGCCGAGTTTTTGATATGCCAGAAGCCCTCGCTTTCTTCCCCGTGGTGCGGGAGGTGCCTAACTCTTCCGGTTGGTGACACAACTTGCTGAGTTTCAGTAACCTCCCCGATACGGTTACGAATATAAGAGCGTAAGCCGGGGAACATGCCGAGGTATCGCTTGCGGGCTTTCTTCGTTTCTTCAACATGCTCGTCCCAATCCTCCGAGAACATAAAACCCGCCTTCTCTTTCAGGTCGAGGGCCAGCTTGTAGAATCCCATGTTGTAGTTGAGTCCGAGCACCAGCGACTTCGTGGCCTTGTAGAGTGGCGTTCCATCCTTAACGTCTTGGCCCCAGAATTCTTTTGCCACCCCGAGGTAGCCGGCGCCATTGAGAAAGTAGTCGAGAAGCTTTTCATCCTTCGCACGCCAGCCCATCAAAACAACTTCAACACGGCTGAGATCCGCTACTGCTATCTTTCCGGGTTTGTCCCATCGAGATACGATGGCCCCTCGTGCCTTGGGGCTCCAATTTTGTGAGTTACGAGAATCCGGTTGTCCTTCTTCACTTCCACCCGAGGTGGTGCGGCCAGTTCTCGCACGGAGAGCCATGATCCAGAAGTGGAGAAGCCCTTTAAGTTTATTGTTAGGAATGGCCTTGATGAGTTCCAGAACACTAGCCTTGCGAGTCTTCGAAACCTTATCTGTTCCGTACCAAGTCGAAGCCAACTTATCAACGCCGTTAAAATCCAAAAGCGTTTGAATAATTTCGTGCCCATCATACTCCTTCAACAACTTTTTCAAGTTGCCCTTATCTACTTTTGCTTCGTGATCTTTGGCCGTGTATTCGAGGACCGGGAGTTTGAGTTTCTTATACAGAAGCTCTCGTATGTGGTCATCATTCGTTGGAGAAAAGGCGGACATTCCTTTCCGATGAGCAAACTTAACCAAGCGTGTTCTAAGTTCTTCCGCTTCTGCTTTCCAAGCTTTCCCGGCTTTGTGAAATGCCTTGAGGTCCATCGCGGCCCCGGCGAGGCCAATGCGATGCAATGAAATAGCAATGCGGTTTGTGAATGTCTGTAGAGCCTCATCTATATCTCTATCGTGGTGCGCCACCAAAACCGCCGTCGCCCAGGCGTCGATTCGACAGCGATCGGTCCTTTGTTCGACAGACCAATCAGATGCATTTCCAGTTTTTTTAAGTAGAGCCTCGGTATCTGCTTTCCAAGGGTCAAAGTTAAAATCGCTGAGGAAGAGGGCTTCGAGTCCATAACCACCCTTCCCCCGATTCTCATCCACCATTCGACAAAGAAGCAGAGAGTCACGAATATCTTTTCCGGCAAGCCAAGTTTCCTTAGCAAGGCCCGCTCGTACCAAGTAATCAAGATCACCTCCTACAGAGTGGCCGCATAGGACCCGAGCTTTTCTAATGATAGGAGCAATTTCTTTTTTCCAATCTTTAGTTTGTGTTTCACGGGCCGTCGATCGTGATTTGTCAGCAACGCCAACAGTAAGCAGTTTGCCACTAGGATCGTATTCCGTATCGAAACCAAAGTAGCGGTCGGCACCACTCGGCAGCTTGTCCAGCGGGGATGGGATTTGTTTTTGCGCGAACCTTTTAAAATCCTCTTCGATTCTTTTTTCAAGCTCAAAGCCTCCGTAGAAAATTGCAGATGGGTCGAAAGACACATACGTTTTCACACGATCACCATTTTCTCGTGGCGCTCCACGTGGGGCAGCCGCGGTTGCGGATCATGACGTTCACAATATCCGGTGCCGCCCACCACTAAGACCCGGCATTCCCCGCACTGTAAAATTTCGACCGCCTGACTATACTTACCGCGATTAAGGATATCCGTAAGGGTCGTCATCATCGTCGTCATCCTCCTTGGGTGCAGGCTCGGGGCAGATGAGAATCAGGATCACCAGAAGTATCCCGAGAAGAAGCACGCCTTGTATGATTGTGTCGTCGCTCACTGTTACCTCCCATCAAGCATGTAAGTTAGGGCTTGTTCCCACTTCCCCCACACAAACAGCGATGCTACCGCGGCCAGCGAATACAACGCCACAAACAAGACGGCCGCCACTATGGCAAATGGGAGAACAATGATATCGGGGTATTTTTTCATAAGTGCTCCGCGTATTGACGCAGCGCTGTTTCTGCTTGCTCCTTGGTGTCAAAGGGGCCATTGAAGTCTTGCGTCTCGTCGGCAAAATAGAAACCCGCTTCGAACATTTCTTGGTAGTCGGTGGTGGTACGGATCTCCCGTTCCTCAAGGTGCCAGATATCCTTTCCCAACGAACGCCAGTTACTCATTTGCCTACCCCCTAAATCCGCCTTGATCCCCAGGTGCCACAACACCACATTAACCGCCTCCGCAATCACTTCATGCGGGTCCACAAAATCCCATCCGCCCGCACCCATGCCTAGTTTATTTTCCACGGCGTCCACCATTGCATCCGTGATTTGTTCCGGCTTAATCATACTCCAGGCACCTCCATGTTCTTGCCGCGGGCCTTCGTGATGTTTTGATTATTCGAATTGCTCAACGCCTTCAGTGCAAATTTACCAAGCCCCAAGATTCCTTTGGGCTTCAGTCGTTCGATGACGTGCAGGAGGAATGGCCGGCAACATCGGATTTGATCCACACTCGGGGCCTCGGTGCTACATCGGACGCTAGAAACAAAAGCAAGATCGTCAGCGCTAAAACCGCAACGTCCCGCAAGTCGGATAATGAATTGCCCAATCTTAGTTTTAAAGGGCCGTTCACTTTCCCGATCCACCACTGGAGGTGGTCCGACCACCAATAACTTCCCAGTGTAGTTTTCCGGTACCCACGGGATAACGAACGGTGACGCACATTTCGTCATTAAGCCGCACTTCACGCACAGTGGGCGCGAGGCCGAGGCCATAGACAGCTTCTCGGGTAGTAGGCTTAAACTCTTCAAAGACGGAGCTTTCGGCTTTGGCTGCTTTTTGGGTTTCGCCGGCTTTGTCTTGCGCGGCTTTGAGTTTTTCATTTTCTCTCTCCACCTCCACAAGACGCTCTTGGATAAAATCGCATGTTGATTTGAGCTTCCTTATCCTATCATCCGACACGGCAGCCCGTCTATTATAATCCGCGGTTCTTTCGGCCGCCCGCCCTTCCAGATACTCAACGCGCGAGCGGAGATAGAAAATCTTTTTTTCCTTTTGTTCGTTTAGGTGCTCCATCGCGATCGCTCGGGTCTTCAGCCCCTTCACTGCTTGGGGCAGCAAGCAAGCCAGGGGCATAGAGGTGTGTGTGTTATCATCCCTGGTAAACATTTCCGGCTTCAGATGCTCCGCGGCTTCGCCAATCAGCCCCCTATAGTATTCCGTGTTGCGAGCATTCTGCGCCGAGGTGTCGAGCCACGCCTGCACCTCCGCCAACGCCCTAGTTAAGCGGCCCCTATTAACCCAAGGCCATGTAGCTCTCATTGATTTGTCCCTTCCGGCCCCGGCACCACTGCCGACGCCATATACTGAGCCTTGAACCACGTAATCATGTTGCCCTGGTTCACAGCGATAGCTTCGAGCCGCTCTATTTCACGGCGGTTGTTAGCGTCGCGGGTCGCAAAGAGATCCGTTAGAAACTCAATGTGCAATTGTAGCCGGCGATTGACCGCAACCACTGTGTCGTATTGCACGCGATGAACAAAATCAGTTTTCTCTACTTTACTTTCAGTGCTCTCTGGAGAAACTTGTCCCGAGAAGGTATCGAAAGGTCGCATAGGTCTTTTCCTCCTGTTAGCAGCGCCACTTTTGTAACGACGCCACGTGTTGCAAAATTGCCTAGTAGTTGTGTGCCGGCCGCGAGATCGTCGTTGTCCGGCACGATAACGAATGGCGCATGCGTACGTGAGAAGCAGCGCACAATGTTGTCGATCGCCTCGGGGTCCGGGTTATTGCCCATCAAAGCAACGCCCGCGTGTCCAAAGGCAGCAGCCGCAAGTGCATCCATCGGCCCCTCGAATATAAATAGCCTCGGGGACGGGCGCCGCTCCTCGGGATACACCACCACAATGCTATCGCCCCGAGGATAGGTTGGGGAGTCATATCGAAGGTCTTGACTATCATCCATCCGGCGAGCTTGCCAGTAGCATATTCCCGCCGTGTTCATACACGGAATGACTATCCGCGGCACGTCCATGTCGCTCGGATACCACCCGTTATGGCCCGCCAATAGAGGATCAAGGTCGCGAGACTCCAGATAATCGCGAGCTTGATCCCCCAGTCGCGCGCAATAAGCCGGCAACACGGGAGGCGGCCCCTGGTATTCCTTGAATTGAAGGGGCTTGTGTTCATGCGCGTATTGCATCAGAACGCCCGGTTGCTCAACAAAACTTTTCCATTCCGGTGCTCCGCGTAGGCCGTGAGCCCCAGGAGGAAGCGGCCCATGCCGACGCCAAGCCCTTTGTATTCATGCCCACCAAACCGCGGCATGCGAGGATCGCGGAGCCGGCGAAGTAGTTCCATAAGCTTTAGGGATTTATCCATTGCGCACCTCCAGATTTTCTCTAACGCTAAGAGCGTGTAATTTTTCAAGGTCGAAATGCGGCCCGTAAATCGCGCGGCCCTTGTATAGAAACGACTCGCGCAGTTCGTGCTCCGCTACCGTGAGTGCCGCTTTAAAAAGCGTTTGCACCACCTCACTATTGCAAGCGTACTGACTGATATACCACTTGCGTCCGCGGTGCTCCACACCCGCCACCGTAAAAACCGCCTGCACCAGAACGCCCACGCTACCTGCGTGCATAACATTCGGGACCTCAGCAACCGCCCACTTTAGCCGGCCACATTCAACCTCGTCGATGAGGGCCGTTACCCGATCGGCAGTCATGAGCGACGCCGCGTCAATCGCTTCATACGTTTGTGTGAATTTTCTCATTGCAACACCACCTGTTTGAAAAGTTCCGCCCCGTAAATTTTCCCGCTGTCATTTCGAATGTCGCGGGTGCAAACTTCTTGATAGTCGGCCAGTGACTCGCGGAGCTTTGGAATTGCTTCGCCATAGAGCCAGTTAGACCACCACGCCGTTGTTCTCTTCCGTCGCGCTGTTGCTGTTTCGACCGATTGACCTTGAACGAGCACGGCCAGGATCACACGCTGTTCAACCCGGTTAAATTGTGACAGGGCTCTACGGAGATCCGTCCGCAACTCAATCATTGAATCTATTGTCAGCGCCTCGTGAGTCGCGAGGTGATGAGGGTCCATTAGGATCACATCTTCCCGAGCCCCGGTGACGTGGTTGGTGGCTCTCATCGGGTAGTCATCACGCACCCCCTCATCTGAAGAGGCCGCAAAGCGCCCTTTTTCGTCCCTGCTGGTTGGTTTTGACATATATTTCTGCAATCCTTTCATACGGTTAGGCGTATAATTGTGAATATACGCTTTGGTAATGTGCGGAGCTTATTCTCCGCAAATCGGGCAAAACGATTCTTTTGACCCAGGATCAACGCGCGGCCCCTGGTTGAGGCCCTTGGCCCATCCGGCCATTTTGGCCCTCCGAAACCCCTTGATTTTCCTCATCTTTTTGGGGGGCATTTTCGGGGTCCGTGACCTGTTTTAGGGCCTCCGTGGGAAGCCTCAAGAGTCGGTCGATCGTGGATAGCCCTCCGCGGCCCGTGTACCCGTGGGTTCGAAGCAGGCGTAAGGTCCGGTGCCGGCCAAACCCGTGAGACTTCGCGTGAACGATCAATTGCAACGCTCGCTGCTCCTCGGGTTCTGCCACCATCTTTCCATCCACGTATTGATACCCGAGTGGTGGAATCCCCGTGTATTGCTGCCCTGCGTCCTTCAGGAATTTCAAAGCATCAGTGGTTTTCTCTCCGATGACCTCGGCGTAAAATTGATCCATTGCACCGCGCACCGACACAACAAGTTTTCCAAGTGATCGTTTAAAATCGAGTCGTCCCGAGGTGGACTCATGGACTTCGATTCCCCCTCTCGCGCAATCTCTAAGGTAATCGACAAGGCCCGCACTGTCCCGAGCAAGACGATCAAGATTATAAACCACAAGAACACTTGCACCAGTATCTTCAACCATTTTTCGGATCTCATCAAACCTTCCTCTCTTGGTGCCGCTGATACCATCGTGGCGAATGATCCCGCCCACCTTCCAGCCATTCCGCATTATGTAGGCATAGATCGCGTCGCACTGCGCGTCCAGGGACACCACGCCGGCCTCGGATTTTTTGCTTCGTCGTACGTACGCTACAGCAATTTTCATTTAAATGGCCTCCCTGTAATCTCTTCAATATCTACGGTGCTGCGCGCGTTCGTGATCTCGCGAACTCTGTTTATCACGTCCGCCTTATTATCAACCATCACCGTGAAAGACAACAGAAGTTGAATTGCCGTGGCTTTCTGATTTTCAAGATCGTTGTTCATTTCTCCACCAGCTTTCGCAGTGTCTTGACACTGACAAGAAACGGGTCCCGAGTGCCGGTGATCTCGGCCAAGAGCGCAAGGGCCGCTCGGTATTCGTGGATCACGTACACGTTCTTGTCGAGCCGCCCGTTGCAATAATCCATGAGGGCGGCGAGGTGGCCTACGAGTTGGACGGCCCGCTCGAATACGTCGCAGGACTCCCACCCAAAATTTATGTTAGGCGTATCGGAAGCCGGAACACTCGCAACTCTCGCCGGCCTCCGTGACCCCGTAACACTCGAACGGCATTTCGAGGCTATGCACGCCGCGAGGGTGCGAACATCTAGGGCCGGCACATTTTGCCGCGTCTTCTTTTTTTGCATTTTCAAGGACATTACGACACCTCCCACAAATCCATCCCGAGTTAGGTTGATCGGACTCTGCCCACGCGCCACCGTCGCTATCGCTTTGCAGGCGCCGCTTGCAGATCCGGCATGCCGTGACGAAGGCCGGGAACCGGCTAGCTAGGATCAGATTCACTATTTACCTCCAACTTTTCGATTCCGATGGCGGCCCTCATCACATGCGATAGAAAGTGATAGTGAAAGGGTGTAATGTCGCCGGCTGCAATCGTCTTCTTGTATCTTTCCTTGACGCACAACATAAAGCCGGGCCGATTATCAAGCCCGGACCCGTAGCGTAGTCCGATCCTGTGTCGAATGACCGCGGTGGTTTGATTTTTCAATGATGCCGTCCCCGCTTCGTCCGGGCCGCGGAGCGCGGCGAGGATATCACGAAAATACATTGCGTTAATAGAATCCGTGGCCTCGTCCGTGGCGCAGTTTATGATTGCCACCACGTCCGCGAGCACCTTGCGGCAACGCTCTGCCGACACGTCAACCTTGGCGCGCGGTGTGTCCACGAACGGGTTTAAACTGGTTTTCCCGCATGACGGATACACGCAATCCGTAAGGTTGTTCGGCTTGCCACAGTAACAAAGAATACCTAATGGTTGACTCATCCTAGTATCTGCCTTTCCGCGACGATCACGCCGCACCTTGAGCACGCCCTTGTTTCAAACCCCTCCCGATACCCCGCGAACACCTCAGTTAATGGAGCGCCGCCTTGATCGTGATAGCAGCAGCTTTTGCATTTTGCCATTGTGTCCCCGCGTCGAAGCTCGCGCCACGGGTGTTGATTGACCCATCCCGATCCGTTGCAGGCATGACACGCCGGGTCGCGAGGATATTGGATTGCGTCGGAGATACGCGCTAGCAACTCCATGCGATTCGAAAACATCACTGACACGGGCATTGTCTCAACACCCACAGGTAAAGTCAATTGACCACCTCGCGCTATAATGCCGGATGCTATTCGTCTCGCGTCCCTAATATCCATTGTCATCACCCCTGACTTTCTTGCGACGCTGTTGGAACCACGTATCCCGCGGCCAATTTTTAACGGCTGGCCCGTCGATCGTTCTTTCTGCCGTAAGATCCCACCCCCACGGGGCCGGCTGCACCTCTACCGCGGCCCTCGGGGCCGCCTTAGTGCCTAGCATACTTCCGTAGTTTTCAACATGACGCCTGACTTTTTCCCAGTTCATAGATTCTCCCTGCTTATATTTTTTGGAGGTTGCCAGTCTCTTTCCTCATCAAGCAATTTCATCCGCGTCGCTTGGAGGCCCCCAGATTGGCCGAACATCGGCCACACCTCGCCATTATCGAACGTCACGCGCCACACAAAGCCGGACGTAAACACGCTTCGTTCCTTCTTGACTTTGACCACGGTGAGAATCCGATAACGATTGCTGTAGCTCGCGCTATTACGATCGCCAAAGGCCGCCCGCATACCGGGTTTAATGTGCCACGGAAGAACACGCCGCTGTTTCATTTCAAACCTCCCTTAATTGTTTCTGAGTAGATGATAAAGAACGCCATGAGCACGGGTAGCTGTTCTTGCGCTTCAAACCTCAAAATCGTGCGCCGCGATACACCTAGCGCCGTTGCAAGCTCGGCTTGTGTGACGTGGCGGCCGGAGCGCCAGCGACGGAGCGCCGCACCTTGTAACCTTGGCAGGCGCGATAATGCGCGGAGCAAGGCCCGCCGCTTCTTCTCGGCGACGCGCAACTGACTTTGCGAAACTTCTTTATTGCCAATCTTCATATTTCCTTTCTCCTAGGGGATGATCTTCCGTAATGAAATGAAGGAAGATCATACGGCCCCTTGTATCTAATGTCTCCTAGTTCTAGTATCCTTCCCCCCGCATAGGCTGCCTAGGGGCCTTACGGCCCCTAGGATACGGCCCCAAGTATAAAGGCCCCAAGTATTATAACTGCCCCAAGGGTAGCGGCCCCTAGTATTATATAACCTAAGAAGTATAACACAATCAATTCTCCTTGGGGCTGCCGGCTGCTGTTGGCTGCCCCGCCCTCGGCGCCTTGTGACTGTAGAGCATGCATGCCTTCGAGCACCAGATCCACCCGGCCTTTGGGTCATGCTCCACGCAGAGACAGTGACTAGCTTTTCCCGGCGCGACGTACTCGCGACACCTGACGCACGGGTTTATGTTTACCTCGGCCATAATATTCCTTTCTCAGACACCCGCATGACTTTACCCGGCCTTGCAGCAGGTGCGCGATTTGAACCAGTTTTATTTTCCCGCACTGACACTTGACCACGGCCCGAGCCCAGTATGCCACAGGTACGATTATCAATACCTTGAGCCGCGATACAGTATCGCCCGCGTTGATCGGGTAACTAATCATTTTCGACCGCACTGACTGTCACCTTGAATTGCTGAGCCCCTACGTTAAAGAATAGCTCTCCGCTGTTGTGGTCGGCCTCCACCGATACCTCGGAATAAAATATCCGCTGTTGTAGCTCGCCCGCCAAAATAAATAACACTTCGATTGCCGATGATTCCATAACACCTCCCGGTTTAATGTTCGTGCGGACCTTCGTTGAATTCACACAACACGCAGGTCGGGTCAATTTCTTGCTTGACTAGCTCGCCCTTGGCCTCTTTGACCACGGCAACATGCGCTGCAACGCGATAATCAAGGCCGGCCTCTTTTTGTTTCTCGTATTCTGTTTTCACGCGAATGTAACGCTCCGCCGCGGTGATCGCGATGGCTGGCAATGCGTCACGATGGCGAGCTAAGAAGCTCGCTAGCTCCGCCGCTGAGCAATTGTCAAAACGGATTCCCGAGTAAGTGACGTGCCCATTGCTGTCATCGCGCAACATGACGCAGAGTCCGAAGGTATAGGTGCTGGCCTTTGGCTTGTTCCAAAATGGTTGACCTGACATTCCATTGAAGCCTTTTTTAGGGTTTGTCGTTTGACTGACAAAACGAAAGCCCCGTTTTTCATTACACTCTAACCAGTAGCGAATCTTACAGCGAAGACGAAAGCCGTAAGGATAGTCATCCACTACCACGGCGGTTTCAGGGCTTGTGTGGCCCTTTAAAACTTCAATCATAAAAGTATCCCCCTTGACTGTTAAATTGTATCGCCCGTTCACTGACTGACTATAATCATTATTTGATTCATTGTCAAGCGCTGCCGCACCATCCGCAATTCAAGCAACGTGATTCAAAGGTAAGATCGTTTGCCGTGCATGGCCTAGGAGGCGGAAACCGCGATGCATGCGCAATATGTGAGAGCTTTGCGCCTTGCTCTCTAATATCGTTCAAGCAAGCCCTGCGCGCAATGTTAAAATCAGATTGACCCAAGCGCCTATGCCGGCGCCGTGCGTTGCTATGTCGCATAGAATCCCCCGAGCCCTGCTAAGATCTAAGATCAAAGCACGGCTTATTAGAGCCCTACAGAAACCGTTAAGCGCTTTACTTGCGCTGTAGTTTTATTTCGGTTTTTCCGTGCCGATCGTTTCTTTCGATGACAAGCTTGTATGCCGTCAAAGCTTCTAAAATTGCTTCGATTAAAAGTCGCATGGTATACCTCAATTCAAAGCTCGGCTTACCCGAGCCCGTTATTCGACTAGACCTAAGCCGATGGCGAAAGCTTCAATCCGCGTTTACTTGTGAGTACCGGGGAAAATTGCATGCGCATTAAAGGTGCCGCGCGCATGGTCCCATATAAGCCATTGAGCAATGAACGTTGAGACGTTGAAACAGTTTGCATAGGTCCTTATCTTCGATTCAACTAGAAGATAATCAGAAACCCCGAGATTTTTAAAACCCGTATGACCTAGGAAGACTTTTTGAATCCAAGTGTCAACGCAAGCTAGGTCTGCGGTACTCGGATATAATAGACACGCTGCAAAGCTTGCTTTTGCTAAGCCGAGCCCTAGAACGGAAGACCTTAAACGCAATCGGTATGCATGCCAGTCTTCGCCATACCGGCGCCGCAAAGTTTGTAAATTCATGCGACCTAGACGGTTTAAATATTTTGCTTTCGCAGGTACCATTTTATAAAAAATGATATCCGATGGCTTAACGGCTTGTCTCTTCTCGTATAGCTTGATCGTGACGTCCAGCGCCTTGACGCTATCATCAAACGGGGAATTTGCCGATAAGATCGCGAAAGCAATGCGCGAATATATGTCACTATCGGATTCAAGGTTAGGAGCAATAGCACGGGCGAAAACTTCATATTTTTCTCGATTAGTCGCCATGAATGCGACAATCTTTCGCTCATATTGTGCGAAAGCTTCGTTGATTATAGTGGTAAATTCTAGTTGTTTTTTTTGCGTGGTTTACCTCGTAAATTCGCGATATTCGATCGTTTGTTCTGTTACAATCACACAATCTTGCGCGAGGAAAACACGCAAACGCAACGCGAGCTTGTCAACGGTTTCTCGGCTTGTGTCATCACCGATATGTTCGATTATTAGTGAATCTTCTTGCACGCTGTTCCATCCGCCAATTGCGTGAATGACAGAGTAGCAGGATAGGTGCGAATTGACAAAGCTTTCAATTCCCCGAGCTTTACTCTTAACATTTTCAACGTGTATTCTGTAAAGTGTTTTTTTCATTTTTTGCCTGTTTCTCCCGTCTATCCATATCCTTTGTGATATTCTCCCGAAGATTGATGTTATATAGCGTTCTGCCTATATCTAGCAATTCCCTGCCAAGCTTTTCAACCTTCAGACCTAGGTCGTAAACCAGTTTTTTATCTGCCTTGGTCATATTGTTACCTCAAGTAAGAATTGCAAAATACGGGCTTTGTCTTGGTACTCGGGAAAGCTATCGGCAATGGCTTGGATTGACCTATTCCAAGTCGATCGTGCTTTGCTATCGGGTTTAATCCCCATTAAAACCCGGCATCGTTCGTCAATTAACAAAGCTTCGATCGTTTGCAGATAGTCAATAGCGTGAATTTCGCCAGTGTCTAGGTCAACTAGGGATAGGCGCCGGCTTGCTTCTATGCGAGGTGCATCCGCACGCGCAAGCTTTGCCCTTGCATCATTCAAACGTTCTTCCATTGTCATGTTACTTATCCCCCCGAGTGAAAAGCCCTTCAACGATCAAATAGCCTACTAAATGCTGTATTGAAGTATTTCGATAGTAGGCGCGACCTACTCGGATCTTGTTTCGAAGATCACAATCATTCGAAACAAAAAAACTAGACTCTGAGCGAAAGCTCTCCCATGCCGGGGGAACGTTAGGGTTTCCATTGATTGTTGGAAGATCGGAAACCCGTAAAAGCTCTTTATCTTCTGGCCATGTTAGCAAGGGGTAGTTATTGGCTTTCGCCCTATTCGACACGGTGGTAATATTCCCCCGTCTGTTGTGTAGGTCTGCTAATTCAAGCTTGTGCATGGTGGTTTCCTTTTCTATCGTTTCGCCCGTTGATAAGATTAAAACGTTCCAAGGTACAAAGCTTTGTTTTCGATTCATGTTGTCACCTTATCCTATAAGCTCTTCCGTGTCAATTCGCGAGCACGGCTTGCAGTCATCGGTTTCGCGCGTAACCCGCGGAAACTAATCACGGCGCCAAACCCGTACCATAAACCCGCAAAGATTGCAACGATCGGCGATACAGTCATCATGGTATATTCCATTTTCTTTTCCTCCTATTTACTGCGTTAATATTCTGAGCTTGCACTGTTACAAGGTAGCAATGTCAATGCCAAGTATCAGCGCTTGAATTCATTGAATTCTATACTAAGGATTCGTTCAAGCTTTGTCAATACCGTCCCATATTGTATGTGACAACATGACACGCTAGAGTAGCAGCGCCTTGACTAATCCCCGAGTAACAAAAGGCAATGAGCCCTAGGCCGGCGCCGCGGTACCATCGCGCAGGATAGCGCTTGCGCTGCTACGATCGGAGCTTGAACGCACGGCATAGGTCTATCCCATACGAGGTATAAGGACCCATGCACGTATCATAACCTAGTGAATAGTATGGTGATTCAATTAAATTTAGTTCGCGCCTTGACCTTGTTCGCCCTTGACCTCGTTTCCGATGGCGCCGGGGTAGGTACGGGGTACCGGGGGACTGAGACGCTTATACCTATATATCTGCCGTTTAACAGACATAAAAAATAAAAAGAAACTTCGTGGGGCCGCGCACTTACGGCCGCGAGTGCGGTGTCGGCATTTTAAGAAACCATTGGCAACTGAGGGTAGGTATGCAGGAGGTGACGCCAATGTCTGAGGTAGGGCGATGAAGAAGCCCGCTGTAACAAGGGGCCGTCGAAGCCGGAAGAAGCTGAACAAAAAAGAAATCGTGGACGTGCTCGCACTGAAGGCCATGGGCAACAGTAATTATGCTGTGTCCAAGCGCACCGGCATTGACAACCACACCGTAGCAAAATATCTGAAGGATCAAGACGCCTACAATCAACCGGACATTCAAGCGGACATAGATCGCGTGATGGAAGGCGAGATCAACGACCTCGCGGTACTCACTGTGAAAGCCCGACAGCGCCTACACGATCTTGCCCCGAAGGCAAATATGATCGAGAGCATCGCCCTGATGGACCGGACATTCCAACAGCGCCGGCTGATTCAGGGAAAATCGACCCAGAACATTGCGACGTTGGCCCGCATCATCAAAGAGGCCAATAAAGATTTGGAGGATTAATGAAGAAACTATTTCGAAGTGTTGTGCTGGCGGCTACGCTAGCCATGCCCGTGACGGGCTTAGTAGTTACACTGCCCGGTTGCGCGGCCGTCCAAGGAATTTTCCAGAGCGATCCCGTGGGCGCCAGCCTAAAAACCCTCAAAGACACTTATGAAGCGTCCGTAAAAACCGCGGGTCGCTTATATGTTGCCAAGCAAATCTCTGAAACCCAGATTCGACGGTTTCGGGATGAGGCGAACAAGTTTTATACGGCCTACACTGAGCTTTCCACAATCCACGACATTGCCGGCATTAAGGAAGGCGACGTGCGAATCGAACAACTCGGCGCGTTGCTTGACGTTCTAGTTAACATGGTCGCCGTGTTCTCGGCGCAAGGAGCGAACTAAAATGGGTGCTGCTGCAATCATCGGAATTGTTGTTCCGTTTATTAAGGACGCCGTGATTTGGTACATGGAAATGTCGGGCAAAACCGAAATTACCTTGGCCGACCTGAAGGCGAAAACCCCGGACGAGCTACTCGCTGAAGTCGGCGTAGTGCTTCCCTAAAGGAGAAATGAAAATGAATGCTTATGCAAAGTCGATAGCGGCCGCGATCGGCCTCATTGCTATTTTTAGCAAAGAAGCCTTCGGGTTCGAGATCCCCAACGAAACGGTGGACGGTGTAGTTAACGGCGTCATGATGCTGCTTACTTGGATAGCCATTTATGCGGTGCCGAATACGCCGGCTCCTACCCCCGCTGCGTAAATTTCTAATGGGCGGCGGCCGTGGGGATTCCCGCGGCCCCGCTTAGCGAAGGATAAAGCATGAAGTCTCAATACCACAAGGTCAAGCCCGGAGAAAAAATTATTCTGAAGTTGGACAAGGGACGGGCCGTCTGGACTATCAAGTGTTGTGATTGTGGTCTTGAGCATATCTTGCTCTTGGTGCCGAAGAAAAACAAAATTGAAATTGGCGCATGGCGCCACGACGATATCTTGAACATGATTCTGCCCAAGGGCAAGGAGAAACGGAATGGCTAACGACCTAACTAGCAACCCAATAAAAGTTGACACGGCTGCTGCCACCATACTTACTACGCGGCTGCTTTGGGTCACGGCGATCCGATGGGTTCCGAGTGATGATGTTGCGACGGGTGATGAACTGATTGTGCAAAATCGACACGGAGTTGTGTTTTTTCACGACAACGTTGGCGACACTGGCACTGCGGCAAATACAATTCGGGCTGCGCACGCGACGTTTCCAAGCAAGGTTCCGTTGGACGGGCTCATTGTCCCGACCATTGATGACGGGACGCTTTACATTTATTATTCTGAAACAAAGCGCAACTAGAAAGGGGCCGCATGCCTCCATCAGAAATCGAACAAGTGAAAATTTGGCGGATGGATATTCCATTGTTCGTCCGCCAGATTTTTCACGTGACCCCTAGCGATCAGCAAATCGCTTACCTCAACGGCGTTTGTGAAATGGTGTGGGCCAAGTTGAAGTGCCATATCTGGACTACCAAAGGCACAAAACCGTTTGGGGCAATCTCAGCGCGTGAACTGAAGCTGAACACGATGTTCGGGCTATCTGTCATGGCAGGCGTCGGTACAGGTAAGGGTGCTTGTGCCGCTTGGATAATAATTTGGTTCATGACCTGCTTCCCGAATCCCAAAGTGGTTGTAACGTCCCCTAGTGCAAAGCAGATGGGGATTACGTTGTGGGCCGAACTTGCAAAGTGGCACATAAACTGTGAACTTAAAGACTGGTTCACTCACAACTCCGATAAGTTTTTCTTGACAGAGTATGAAGGCAAGAACTGGTTTGCGGCCGTTCGTACAGCGAACACAAAAAATTCACCGGACGAGCAGTCAGAAACCTTAGCAGGTTTACATGAAGACTTTTTGCTCATCATTGCTGACGAGGCTTCGGGTATACCCGATCCAGTATTCCGGCCGCTGGAGTCTACGCTTACACGAAAGTGCAACCTGTGTCTTTTGTTCTTTAACCCCACCCGCTCGAAGGGGTTTGCAATCGACACACACCATAAAGATCGTGACGCATGGTTACAGTATCGGTGGGACGCCGAAGAGAGCCCTTTGGTTACAAAGGATTCTATCGCGCGTTTGGAAAAGAAATACGGCCGGGACTCCAACACATTTAGAATTCGCGTCAAGGGATTGCCGCCGACCGCGGGCGAAAATTTAATCATACCATGGGATTCAATCGAGTCCGCTGTTGACAGAGAACTCGAACCGCTTGCCGACGACCAGTTGCTTTATTCCATGGACGTAGGTGCTGGCGGCGATGATAACGTCATCCTGCCGCTCACGGGGCCGAGAGTTGGGGAGCTTCAGGTGTCCAATTTTGAGGACAGCAGAGTTCTTACTGATTGGGCTGTTAGCAGCATCATGACCGGCGAACCAAAGGTTTGCTTGGTCGATAATATCGGTGTAGGTTGGGCGATCCTTGGCAACTTACGGGAGCAGATCCCGTCCGAATTTTGCGATATCATAGAAGTCAACGTGGCGCAGACCGCATACAATCCCCATCGCTTTTACAGAATGCGGGACGAACTGTGGTGGCGGCTACGTGAAGCGTTTGAGGCCGGGCAGCTTAGCATCCCTAACGACTCCTTACTTATGGGCGATCTCAATTCGCCTAGGTATGAAGAGATCGCGGGAAAGATCAAAGTCGAAACCAAAAAAGAAATGAAAGCCCGCGGGGTGGATAGCCCCAACCGGGCGGACGCTTTGATGATGACCCGCATTTACTCCTCGGATCTTTTACGGAAGATTCAGGTTGCGAAAGCTAAGAGAGCTAAAAAGAAAAGCAGACACGAGGGGACCTGGAGAACAACTTAATGGCCGATTATACTAGCGACAATCAGAACGAAAAAACGGAAGACGAAACCGACGCGACGATAATCGAAAATGCCAAGCTGGTTCGAAAGCTTGACGACATGTTCATGTACTCCTTGGATCATCCGACTTGGATATCTGCCCGCAAGGACATGGTGAAGTGCCATGAGTATTCTGAGGGCCGGCAGTGGACGGACGCAGAGTTAGAAGTTTTGAAGGAGCGCAAGCAACCAGATTCCGTCAACAACCTCGTTGCAGTCACAGTTAATAAGCTAGTGGGCGAACTCGTAGATCAGAAGGTGCGCATAGGCTTCCGAGGCCGCAATGCCCAAGCAGATGATGAGTCGGCGCAACTACTGTCCGATATTTTTCTCTACATTCGTCAAGCCAACGACCTTGAGTTTGAAGAACGCGATATGGCTCGCGACGGATTCACGGGCGGCTTCGGGGTCCTTGATGCCTTCGTCACCTTCGACGATATGTCGCAGCCTGAAATTGTGGTGCGGTCTGAGGATAGCCTCGCCGTGTTTCCAGATCCCGATGCCAAGCGCTACGACTGGAACGAAGACGCAAAATATGTTTGCCGCGCAAAGTGGATGGACGCAGACGAAGCCGAGCAGAAATACCCCAAGGCTAAGGCGGCCATCAACACCCTGGTCACGAATGCCACGATCGGAGCTATCGCGGGTGGTCAACTTGCTGAGGTAGAGCAGTTTCGAAATGACCACTACGTTGACCAGAAGCGTCGCCGGGTGCGACTGGTCGAGGTTCAGTATAAGAAATACAACCGGGAGTGCATCTATTTGACGGCCTCCGGGGATATCATTCCCGAGGCGCAGTGGAATGCGGACGTTAAAAAGCAGTTGGACGCAGCGCAGATAGCTTACGAGAAAATCGACCGGATAAAACCCAAGATTTGTTTTGCGCTGTATGCTGCCGGCACGTTAATTGAGAACAAGGAAACCAACCGCAAGTATTTTAGCTTGGTTCCGTATTTTGCTTATCGCAAAAAGAACGGGGCTCCTTATTCGCTCATCACATTGGCACTTTCGGTGCAGGATGCAATCAACAAACGCGACTCTAAAGCTCTGCATCTACTCAACAGCAACCAGACGATCGCGGAACGAGGGGCCATCAAAGAGGTTGGCCTCTATCAAGAAGAAATTGCCAAGCCGGACGGCGTGGCTATTGTTGAAGACGGAGCCTTAGCGCAGGAAAAAATGATTCTGCGCAACAACTTGGAGCTTTCGCAGGGCCAACAGCAGATGCACCAAGGGGCCATCGGAATGTTTTATGCCATCACCGGCATTAACCCTAACGCATATCAGCAAACTGGAGAGATAAGGAGCGGCTCGGGATTACAAAAAAAGTTTAGCGAGGCTAACAAGCCCATTGCCGCTCTTTTCGACAACCTAAAACGCACCCGGAAGATACTCGGCCGGGTGCTTTTAGACTTGGTTCAGAATTACTACACGCAAGAAAAAGTTTTTATGGTCACGGACGCGCCGGATAAGGCGGAACGCGCTGTAACGATCACGGCCGACAAGATGGCGAAGGTGAAGCAGATGAATTATGACGTGACCGCGGATGATTTCGTGGACACTTCTAGCGTTCAACAAGAGCAGTGGGCGTTGTTCATGCAATACCTACCGAACTTGCTGCCCCTCGGGCCGTATTGGGTCAAGAAGGCTATTCAAACTAGCGATCTTCGAGACAAGGACCAGCTTGTCGCGGACCTCGATGCACAAAGCGGCCCGCCTCCTGTGCAGCCACGCATAAGCGTGCAGGCAAACATCAACGAGTTACCTCCTATCGAGCGTGCTTTCTTCTATCGTAGCATGGGCAACGAGGAACTGGCGGCCCAAGTGGAGGCTGCGGGTACCCCGGCGTCCGGGGAAATAAAAGCCTCCGTGGAATTGTCCAAGGCAATCATGGATGCAGACGCCAAGGAAGCCGATCGTAAAGTAAAAAGAACGGAGGGTCAAACGTGAAACAGTTTCTAGTGAGTTTATTTTTTATCGGGTGGTTTTTCAATGTCCAGATACCCCATGGGCAGGTCGCGGGCGTCGTAGTGGACACCTCGGTCGGTCCTTTTCAAAGTCGGGAGGCATGTTCTGCCGATCGACAAGAAATGTTGGAGTTTCTGAATGCCATGGGCGTGCCTTATAAGATTTCTCCGTTTTGTATTCAGAAAGAAGGCGCTTAGTGGCAAAGGAATTTCGAATTGGACATGATAAACTCAGAAACTCACAAACTGTGACGCAAGTCATGGCCGACGAGTTCAAAAAGCGCGGCCTAAACACAAAAGTTAACATTGCGCTGGACGTTATCGACGATCCTGCCAAGCGGCAACGAATTGTGAAGGTCAAAAACACAAAATATTTCGATATGGGTCGAAAATAAACCGCTTTGGGCGATTCGCCTTCGGGCGAACTCTTCCCCAGAGTGAAAGGACAAAATGTCAGACGAAAAAGTTGTTGCGGATAGTACCCCGAGCTTGGATAGTATTTTTAGCGGCGGTGCGGAGCAGTCTCCTGCCCCTTCCACTGCTGCTGAAAAAGAAACGCCCATAGTAGAGGAGAAACCGGCTGCTACTCCCGAGGAAAAGTCTTCCTCGCCTTCCAAGGCGAGCGACGAGTCCGAAAAGGTTGCAGAACCCTCCGAAGATGAGAAGGCCGCGAAAGCCGCGGAGGAGAAGGTCGCCACTGATAAGGTAGCGGCCGAAAAAGCTGAAGCCGACAAGGCAAAACCCAAAGAGCCAGTGGTCACGGACGAGCAGAAGAAGGACCAAGAAGCCTTCAAGAAGCGGTTCGAGGACACGGCTAAATGGGCTCAAGATGTAAATCAGCAAAACACCCAATTGCGACAGATCGCGCAACAGCAAGCGCGGCAGTTGGAAGTTCTACAGAAAAAAGTTGATGGCACGTGGACCGATGACGACGAAGCGTCCGAGAATGCCCCCTATAAACCAGAGGCCGTAGCGGCCCATGGGGTGCTAATTGGAAAGATCGCCGCGTCGCGAGAAAGCGCCGTGCGAGAGCATGGTGAAGCGAAAGTAACAACGACGCTCAATGAGTTTCATCAACTATTCAACGACAACGACGCTGTTCAGATGGCGGTTAGGAATTCCAATTCTCCTATTCATGAAGCGCTTAGCATCATGGAGCGATATCACTTCCAAGAAAAGTTTGGAGTGACGCCGGGAGAGTGGGAAAAGAACATAACAGCGGCGGCCGAAAAGAACTTACGGGCAACTTTGCGGAAAGAAATCCTTGAGGAGATCCGGGTCGGTAAAGGCAAGAAAGCGGACACCCCCACCACATTATCGAACATGGGCGGGGAGAAGGGCGGCGATGAAAGCAAGGAAGAAAGAATGCCGTCACTTGACGATATCTTCTCACACAAATAACCGGAGGTTTCTATAAGTGTCTTATGTTGAAGTGCTCCACTCTAACGGCCTGACCGTTACTCAGTGGGAAAATTCGATTTTCAAAGAATACCTGGGCCATACTCGCTGGAAGCTTTTTAGCTCCACGGGCTCAGATTCAATAATCCAAATCAAAGAAGCGCTAACCAAGGAAGCTGGTGATAGCATCACCATCGGCCTGCGTGGTCGCTTGATTGGTGGCCGCGTTGATGGTGCCGCAAAGGGCGCCGGCAACGAAGGCACCTTGACCTTCTACAACCAGAACATCGTTGTCGATATGTATCGACGGTTGGTGAAAATGGTTAACGTGGCGTTGAGCAATCAGCGCGTGAAGTTCGACGTTCTCGTGCAAGCAAAGCAAGCCCTTGAAGACGAGGTTGCTTTCGATTTTGACGATGACGTGACGGACGCTCTCGTGTCTGTTGCTTCGGGCCGCGTGCAAGGTCGCTATCTCTATGGCGCCTTGGACAGCAATTGGAACGCCACCCACGCTACCGCTCTCGCTAACGTGGACGCGACGGCCGACCTGCTCACTACGGCCATGATCTCGAAGGCGAAACGCAAAGCGCTGATTCCGGTCAATGCTTCCGCGAAGATCCGCCCGGTTCGTGTCGTAGTCGGCAAGAATCAAGAAGAGTGGTTTACTTTCATGGGGCAGACTTACGCGATCCGCGATTTGATGGATCACGATGCTTCGTGGCAGAACAAAAAGTTGAACCTGACGCCGGACGGCGCCATGTCTTCGAGCCCTTATTTCACCGGGTCTGCCTTCAAGGGCAGTCATGATGGCGTGCTCATTTATGAGTACGATCGTCTACCGTTGGAAGTGGGTGCGGGGGCTAGCTCGATCGACGTTGCCCATAACCTCTTCCTCGGCGCGCAAGCTGCCGCGGTATGTTGGGCTCAACGCTCGAAGTTTGCGGAAGATGACGAAGACGTGCATCATGATCGCATTTATGAGATCAGCGAAATCCGCGGAATCTCGAAGCTGGTTTTCAACCGCTCTACTCCCGAGGACAACGGAATTGTCCATGTGTTTAGTTCGGCTGTTGCGGATGCATAGATATGGCCGTAACAATTCAGGGCTTTGATGGCGAGAGCCGCCCAGACCTGTTGCCTGTAATCGGATCGTTCTCGCTGCTTGCAGCGGCGACGGTCGTAGTTGCGGCAACAGAAACCGAAGCGGTCATCACCTTCACTCAGCTAAAATCAATCCAAGGCATTGTCGGACTGACGGTGCGGACACAATCTTCGGGGGCCGTAAGGACCAACGTGGGTTTGACCGCGGCCGTAGATGGCAATGTGCTTACCATCGGCCAAGGCGGGAGCTTCGACCTTGATTCAGATACCTGCGTCATCGACGTTCTAGTCTGGGGCAAAGCAAAATTGGCATAGTTAAACGAGCGGCGCCGGGGGCAGAAACCTTACACTAACTGTAAGGGTTTTGTACCTCGGCGCGTCCATCATTGGTGGACACGCTCGGTTAATGAACAAGACAGGAAGGAGGACATTCATGTCTCAATATAAAGAATGGGCTATTCAGATTTGGAACAAACGCACCGGCGCTTTCGTTAATGACAGTGCAGCCAAAGCGGTGGTCTTGAACTCCGCTCAGACCTTGGTTACGTCATCGGACCCGGTTACTCTAAAGGCTGACCAACAAGGTACTGCTCTCACTCAGCCGGTAACTTTGTCTAGCGGCAACTTGGTGTTTTATACTGCCAAAACAGTTACCGCGGTGGACGTGTCTGTGTTGATGGCCGATGGCTCTGCGATCTACGCCAAAGGTATCAATAGCTCGGTGCATCGTTTGGACATTTACCCCGAGCAACGTTTTCAGGTATTCACTTTCCCGATGCTTTTCCTAGCTGGCGGGACGGTGGTCGATACGGGTTTCGACATTCCAATTGGCATGTTGATAACGGACGTTGCGGTTCAAGTGTTGGCGGTTGATGCCGGCGAAACCGTGGATATCGGATTTATCAACGCTGTTGAAAGCGGCGACGAGGACGGCCTCGCAAAGCTAGTCACCGTGGCGAACTTGGGTTTCCCGACCCTGTACCCCGTGGTTACTGGCGGAACAAACATCGACTACCTCGTCGAGACGGCGGGTTATGGTGCCTACTTGGCGCAGGCGATTGCCGGCGCTGATGCGGTGGCTACCGTTGGTGGTTGGGCAAAGCGGAATTATGCCACGGACGGCACCATCAAGTCCTTGGTTTATACCCCGTCAGGAAGCGATACCTTCAAAGGCTTGGGCCACCTGTTCTACACGAAGTTGGCCTAGTTTAACAACCTGGGGTTGTTAAGCTATCGGAAAAATAAACGGGGTTCACCCTTTTGTCATGTTCACCGATTGGTGAACACGGCTCTAGGGTGAACACCGCCCACTCAGGGGCCGTCTGCGGCAGCGCTGCGGCGGCCCTTTTTATTTTATGGCGGGAATAATTCAAATTGGTAGAACGCCCGCCCATCGGGTAGATGAGGGTTCGAATCCCTCTTCCTGCCGCTCTAAAAAGGAAGCCATGAGATTAACAGAGTATCTCAAAAAAACTCTACGTGTGGAAGAGAACACCGTGGCCCACGCCTATCAGGACCATCTTGGCTTTTGGACGATCGGGGTCGGCCACTTGGTCGATAAGCGTAAGGGCGCAGGGTTGTCGCCCCAAGTCATAGAACTCCAACTCGATATCGACGTGCAGGAAAAGATAGACGAGGTGGAAAGGGCTTTGCCGTGGTCGAAGGAATTGGATCAAGTGCGGTTTGCTGCACTGGTGTTGATGGCCTTTCAACTCGGAACCTCGGGGCTGCTTGGTTTCAAGAATATGCTTCTCTCCCTCAGATACATGCGATGGAAAGAAGCCCATGACCACGCGCTTGACAGCAAGTGGGCTCGCCAGGACACGCCGGCAAGAGCAAAGCGGGTAGCCACGATGCTTCTAGTCGGGACGATATACAATAACGAATAAAAGGGTACAGGAGATATATCATGGCAGATGACATGGGCCAAGAAGTTGCGCGAGGCATGACGAGGTTTAATCCAATTTCGTTGATCCCCCTCATGGCGCAAAAAGGACAAGCGAGTTTGGACGACATTCTTCGGATGCTAAGCATGGGGAGATCCCCTCAGCCCATGGCTCCGCGACAAAGTGACCCGCTACCTAGATTTGGTGGCATAGATCCGGTTACAGGGCAGCCGGTAATCATCCCGCCCGCACGGAGGTAGCATGGCCGTAACTCAAGTTGTCATAGATAACCCCGCGGGGCTCACGAAGTACATCAACTCGGACGTGGATTCTGTCACCGGGGTGAAAGCTTCGGCCGGCACACTGCACCATATAATTGTGGATAACACGGCCAATGCGGCCGTCACGTATTTGAAGTTGTGGGACGTAGCTTCTGGTTCTGTAACCTTGGGCACCACGTCCCCGGATTATGTTCTGAAGATCCCGGCCTCAGTTAAACGCACCATTGTATTTCCCGAAGGCTTGGCTTTCGGCACGGCCCTCAGTGTGGCAGCCACAACCACAGGCGTGTTGGCCGGCGTTACTGCGCCTACTTCCGAAGTCATTCTAACGATCGTGTATGAGTAAACATGGCTACAGGAACCACTTTTAATTCTGGATTTCGGCGCGATGAGATTATCGCAGCCGCTTTGAAAAAAGTGACAAAGAGCCGCAAGGGCGGCTATTCACTTATTCAAATTGACGACGCGATCAAATCGCTGAACAAAATCATCCGATCAGAAAGTGCTCGTGGTGATTCGCGGGTCGATCATCTATGGGCATTGCAAGAAACGGCCCTCATCTTGACGCCAGGGGTGTATCAGTATGGATTGGCCCACAACACCCTCAACATAAAATCCATGGTGTATCGAGGTATAGACGGCCGGGATTGTCCGATCCACCTCATAACCCACGTGCAATGGAATCAGTTAACAAACAAGGTTGAAGAGGGTTCGGTTAAACAAGCCTATTTCAAAAACGATATCGACTTGGAGGAACAGGTTCTCTATGTTAACCCGGTACCGCTCACCGTCACCGCGGGAAGTGAAGTTCTCGGAACGGATGGCCTCAATTATACGTGCATCCAAAAACACACAGCGGCGGCGGTTAATCGCCCAATTACGGGCGAAGGCTACGGGCTCTACTGGCAACTTGAAGGCAGCGCCGGGGCCGCGTGGGTAACAGGCACGGAGTATGTCAATGGGGAGCTTTTGTACTACGTGTACGAGCGGCCTCTATTCGATTTTGATCTGCCGGGCGATAACCCGGACATGCCGGCTGGATGGGAAAACTACTTGATCTACAAGTTGGCGTATGACCTTGCGCCTGATTATAGGTTGCCGTTGGAGGAACGAAAGTTTCTTGAGTACCGAGTGACACAAGAACTCGGCTTGCTTCACCCAAGCAAGAAAGTAACGGTTACTGACCACCACAACAAGGGCTCTTTCTTTTAGAGGTGATTAAATGGCTTCACTCCTGACGCATGATGATCTGCTGTATCTCTCTCCTAGCCTTAGAGGGGAAGTGGTGGGATTTAGTTTTGAGGACGAGATCCCCGAGGGTGATAGCATAAAAGCTGTTGCAGCCGGGGGCACCTCAGTCACGGCCGTGAATCAAGATGGGGTCGTCAAGAACGACATAGTGAGCGAAGTTGCGATCACCGGCACCAGGGTGGATGCAAAGATCAAAAATCTCGTGAACGGCCAAGATTACCTTGTCACCTATAAAGCTCGCACCGAGCAGAGTGATGAGGAGTTTGACAAATTTCTTGTTGTCCGCTGTCGCAGCCGGGGCCTCTACCTATAATGGAAACTTTTAGGATTTCTAGTTTCGGCGGGCTCGATGAATCGTTGACGGACGATGGCGACTCCAAACTCACCACCGACCTTGATGGTGTGGAAGTGCGAAGGGGCCGGGTCATTGGGTGCCGAGGAATCACGCCCCTAGCCGACCTTTCTGGTTTTGATGATGGCGCCGAAGGAGGATTCGGATAATGGCTAGTTTTGCAGGTCCCGTTATTCGACTTTTCGAGTACACTGGGCATAATTACAGTGAGCAATTACTCGCGATGACGGCTACCCAAGTCTACAGCTACAACCATCTGACAAACCAGTGGACCGGGATAACCGGGATAGCTTTAACCGGGGATGCTACTACGCGGGCGCAATGGGCCTCACACAAAGGCGTGACCATATTCACAAATGAACAGCATGACCTGCCCCGGAAGTACACAGGGAGCGGCACCACCGTTGCCTTGGGCGGAACACCTCCGAAGGCCGTTGCCGTTTGCGATTACATGAAGCATTTGTTTTTGTGGAACGTAATCACAAGCGAAGGGACATTTCCACGACAGGGTTTGTTTTCTCTTAGCTATGACACCGATTGGAGTAGCTGTAACGGGTTCGAAATAAATTTGGATGAGACGCCTGGAGAGGTGCTGTCCGCACTTGCCCAGGGGCCGCTTCAAATGGTGTATAAGGCGGATGGCGTGGCGGCCGTTCGTTTCGTTGGTGGCAAGGTGAGATTCCAGCAGGAAATGCTTGCCTTCGACGAGGGGATACTTGCGCCCCTATCGCTTCAGATGGTGGGTAACAAGGGGCATGTGATGCTCGCCACCGACTATCAGCTTTATCAGATAGACATGGGTGTGGTGAAGGCGCTGCCTCCGAAGGTGATCGACAAGCTCCAAAAAACCATGGACCCGCTCTATGCTGACCGCTGTACGTCCGCGGTGGATAGCGACAACGACACATACTATCTTTTCTATCGAGTGCCGGGCGATGACCACGCGAGTGCTCGTATCGCCTATAATTTTCGCACGGGAGAGTTTGCCCACAGAACCTACAGGGCACACGAATGGCTTGATGCTATCAGCATTAAGTTTGAGCCGACCCAGGCCACCCGATCATTCGGGGCTTGCCTTGATAACTTGGTGTACGAAATAAACGACCCGGATGCTATCGACGATGCGGGTACGCCTATCACTAGGTACATTACGAGTGATTGGCAAGATTTCGACCAGAACATTCAAAAAATTCTACACCGGGTCGAGTTGCGTTTTACCAGGGTGCCGCATACCCGTGCTCGAATTTCGATAGCTATCGACGACCGCGAGGAGTGGTTGTACGAACAAAGTTTTGATTTAAAGGGCCACTTGGGGCAGGACACCGTGTCTGTTTCTTATGAGCCCGCTCAGCCGTGCGAGGGGACCACTTTTAATCTGAAGATACGTTTGTACCATGACCGAGCCGGCAGAGTGGCCGAGATCCGGTCTGCCGCCTTCAAGTGGGAACCCGTTTCAGAGAACACTGACACGGCAGAGTTTCAACAAAGTGATAAGGTGATCTAGTGCCTGATGCCGATTTCTCCAATGTTCGCGTCGAAGCTAACAACATAAAAACCACTACGCTTAGGTGGGAGAAGATCGGGGCCGTGCAAGTGGACGTGAGTGTCTATCGGTCCATTGACGGCGTTTCCTATTCTCTCGTAGCCGGACCCATGTCTTCGGATATTTTCGAGTATGAAGACACCTTGTTGGATGACGGGACAAAATATTGGTATAAATTAACTCAAGATGGTGGCGCAACATTCTCGGATATAGTCACCGTGGTTACATACCTCGCGTCTAATCAGGGCGTCTCGCGTCATATTCCGATCTTGCTGCCTCGGGCGCCGGAAGTAGGCGCCGTAGTCGGGGATATGGGCTTCCTGCAAAATCAGCAGGCGGCAACCCAGGAGCATACAAGCATCGCGGCCCTGAATCTGGATGAAGACGATACCCCCTGTCCAACGTGCTCCGTGGACGGGGCTTTGGTGTTGGATTGTGGAGCGTGTAATACATTCCGTGTCATAATGCACGAAGATATTAATTCCATCACCGTGATGGGGTGCGACGGGTGTCCCCCTGTTGATTTTATCATTCCACCGGGAGAGACGTTTGGTATTTGCGGCTGGCCCGTGGGAGCGTGTTTTTATTCGGGGGATGAATGTTTTCAGGCGCCTATCGTGGGCGGCCCCGATGGTAAGACGGCCAAGACGACCGGCGAGAGCTTTAATGGCTACGGCGACGTGGAGTTGGCGTCAAGCTCTTGTGTTTGTACTTCCAGTTCTAGTCTTAACATACAGTGTTGCTCAGAAAGTTGCACGCTGAGTTGCCCGGACAACCAGACTGTTAAGCTGAAAGCTTGCCAAGGCATAGGCCCTTATACTTGGGGCATCGTCGATGGCATAGTGACCCTCACGGATGCAGTTGGCGTTACGGCCATAATGGACGTTGGTAATACTAACGCGCAGCTTTCAGCATTAAGTGGCAAGAACACCACAGCTTTTGTTACTGAAGCCGGCTGTCTTTCAGGCGCCGGATATATTGAGATCGGGTACGACCTTGTTGTTGTCGCTGGATTTTGCAGTTCACAATTGGCAGGCGTGGCCCATGAAATTAAAATACGACAACACAATACGCTTCGGAATTGTGCGGGCGGATTGGTAACAGACTACGTTGATCTTTTTCCTAACATAAAATTGGAATGCGTTAGTTTTTTGGGGCCGAATTGTTGCGAGGGCGATCCAAACCCAGACCCTCCTTTTCCTTGCAATTGCACCTCTACTTTTCGAATGAACGGGGAGGGTTGCGGCCCTATCAACTATACTACGAGTTGTTTTGCCACCAAGATTTTGAACCCACACTGGATGGCGAACAATGGTTTAACTTCTATCATTGGGTTCGGCGCGAGCGCAAGCTCTACGAGTACGGTTAGGTTAATAGACGCGGATACTCCCGATCTAGGGCTTAGCCATTCTTTTGTTGTAAATTTTAGCACTGCCGACCAAACCGTAGTAACAGGGGTCACACTTGACATTGATGGAGGTTGCCCGTGAGCGTTCGAGGGATATCTAGTTGTGCTAAGATCAGCAAGCCGGACGGGACCTTCTACACCAAAGATTTCGGCGCAACCTTTCGGCTCGGGCCGGGGGAGAAGATAGTTGGTCGATCATATAACTGTGGGCACCTAGTCAAGCCCGTTGCTCAGAGCCTACAACAGGAGTTGAGTGCGGAGCTAGGGGTCGGCTTTGGGGACATACTGAAGCAGTTGGCGAAGCCGTTTGCGAAGGTGATGGGCAAGCAGGGGTGTTCCTCCTGCGAGGCTCGCCGGCTTATCACTAACGCCTATGCGAAGCTCAAAGCCAAGCACGGTCAACTTGAGGCCATGACAATCATTCGGGATTTATGGGCGCTGAGCTTCAAAGCTTCCGGCGATGAAGTGCTGAAGCAGCTAGAGGCTAAATTGCATGATTGAAAGATCCGCGGAACGTTGGCTTTGGCAGGGATATTTTAATTTTGAGGAGAGTGATCCGGCCGACTTTCCTCCTGTGTTTCCAGATACACTAAAGGTGTATGCAAAAGATGTTGGTGGAGTATCGACACTCTGCTACATGAACGACCAGCAGGTTGAAATTTGCCTGACCGCAATTCCAGACGCTTTTAGTTGCGCTGACCTTGCGGCTTGTTCTTTAGCCGACTTGGGGACCCGAGATCACGGGGCCTTGACAGGCTTGGGGGACGACGATCATCCTCAGTATCGGCTGGAGTCTGCGGACCACAACCACCAAACCACAGGGGCGGAAGCTGGAAAGCTAGATCACGGATTGGCCCTAGATGGCCTTGCTGATGACGATCACACGCAGTATGTGCTGCGCTCAATATTAACTACCAATGGTGATCTTTTTGTTCGGTTAGCAGGCGTGATAGCTAGACTTGGAGTCGGCTCCGAGGGCGACGTGCTCACTGTGACCGCGGGTTTGCCAGCTTGGGCGCCGGCTAGTGCCAGCGGCGGAAGTGCTTGGAGTGTGCTTTCCAATGGCGACCCGGTTACGCCGGAGCTAATGTGGGACTCCAATGGTGACGTGATAATGACCGAACTTTGCGGAGGAGCAATCTGCTCATGAGTTTTTTTGCTGAAGCGATCCAACGTGGTACTCGCGCCGCACAACCAGCCGCAACGGCGGTTGTCATTGGTACCCTGTACTATGTAACCGATGAATTTGTCACCGAGCGCAGCAACGGTGCGGCTTGGCAAGATTATACCGATGGCGATGGCGTCGCTGAGCCCAGTGACGGCGACAAGGGCGACATTACCGTTAGCGCTAGCGGCCTAACTTGGACAATCGACAACGGCGTAGTCACCCCGGCTAAATCAGCCACGGCGCTAAAGACTGGCACCATCTGTGTGATTATTGATGGGGGCGGGTCGGTTCTCACTACGGGTATCAAGGGCGACCTGCGCATACCTATCGGCGCAACAATCACCAAAGCCACGTTGCTTGCGGATCAGTCCGGCTCTATCGTCATTGACGTGTGGAAGGACACCTACGCCAACTACCCGCCGACCGACGCAGACTCAATTACGGCGGCGGCCCCTCCCACGATCACCACGGCTACCAAGTCCGAGGATGGAACGTTAACGGGCTGGACGGTTACGATCACGGCAGGGGACACTCTTCGTTTTAACATCGACAGCGTGACCACCATTACGCGAATCGCGTTGATGCTGGATTATGTGAGGACGTAATGGGTACCCTATACATTCAGACCACGGGCAGCGCAACCAACAGCGGATCAACGGATCAGGACGCCGCAAATCTTAGCGGCTCG